AGATGAAGAAATTCCTAGTCAAGAATTAGAATTAATAGAAGATAATGATGAATTATCTTATAAAAATATGTTTATTGAATTAATGAAACAAAATCAAGAGTTGCAGAAAACAGTAGTAGAACAACAAAAACAATATACAGAAACAATCAATGATATGATACCAAAAATAGGAAGTACAACCAATAATAATACAACTAATAATAATCAATTTAATTTAAATTTGTTTTTAAACGAAAAGTGCAAAGACGCATTAAATATTACAGATTTTATGAAATCCTTAGAATTAACAATGAATGATTTGGTTGAAACAGGTAAGTTAGGTTATGTAGATGGTATATCACGTATATTTGTAAAAGCATTAAAAGATATGGATGTAACAGAACGACCAATCCATTGTACAGATATAAAACGAGAAACAGTATATATAAAGGATGATAATAAATGGGAAAAAGAAGAAGATACTAAACTCAAACTAAAGAAAACAATACGAAATATAGAAAATAAAAATTTGAAAATGCTTCCAAAATGGCAAGAAGAGAACCCAGAATGTATGGATATGGAATCAAAGAAATGCGATGAATTTATGGAATTGTCGATCACTGCATTAGGTGGTCAAGAAGATAAAGACAAATCAGAAAAGAAAATCATGAAGAATATATTAAAAGAAGTAATTATCAACAAATAATTATGTAAAAATTTTATAACTATATTGTATATGTCTGAAAACGAACAATTAATAAATAATATTAAATATGATGATGTAATGGATATGTTAGGATTAACACTTCTTATATATGATTATGGTAAATCAATAGACTATGTAAAAGGTGATACATTAGAAAATTTTGTATCAAGAATGAATACAGAAAAAAACGATATATCAGAATTCAAACAAAACGTAATAACAAATTTAGCCAATAATATAACTGATGGTGAAATTAAAGATTATATAAGTGACCCAGATACTGATTTGCAAGTAGGAATAACAATGAGTAAAGAAAATAAACGTATGACTGTAATATTTCGTGGTAGTGAATCGGCCTATGATTGGTATTACGATTTGAATTTTTTAAAGAAATGTATCAATAAAGAAAAAAATATTTATGTTCACGGAGGATTTTATAAGCAATTAACAGTAAATAAGAATCATGAACAATTAATAAATACTATTAAAAATATATTGTTAGATAATCCAGATTACAGTATATATGTTTGCGGTCATAGTTTAGGAGGGGCTTTATCTACATTATTCGGGTATTTATTATCTCAAGAAGTAACACAAGAAGTAACAGTAGTTTCTTTCGCAAGTCCACGTGTAGGTAATCATGGTTGGAAACAAAGCTTTAATGAAACAAAAAATTTAACACATTACAGAATTACTAATTGTAATGATATAGTAACAGCGTTTCCATCCATAATGTATTATCATGTAGGTGATAATATTCGCTTAGAACGAGAAAATAAACCAAGTATTTTCTTTAATTATTCTTATAGTTGGTGGGATTATTCAGTATTTAAATGTTATAGTCCAGGAGACCATAGTTGTAGTGAATATTACAAACATTTAATAAATTATAAATGGTAAATATATAAATATAATAGGTATATATATTTATGTATTATGCAGTAGCAAAGGGAAAAACACCAGGAATATATTCAACATGGGATGAATGTAAGAATGAGACAACCGGATATAAAGGAGCTATATTTAAAAAATTCAAAACAGAAGAAGAAGCAAACGAATTTATAAAAGAAAATACAGTAATCGTTTCTGAAACAGAAAAGGAAACATCACATGAAGAAGAAGAATTTATTCCAGATTATTATGTTTATACAGACGGTGCTTGTGCACATAATGGAAAACCAAACGCAAAGGCAGGTATAGGAATATATTTTGGAAAAGATGATATACGTAATGTGAGTGAGCCAATAGAAGGAAAACAAACAAATAATTGTGCCGAATTATTAGCAGTTATAAAAACATATGATTTGATAGAAAATGATATAATCGAAGACAATAAAAAAATAACAATAGTGACGGATTCTGAATATGTATTAAAATGTGTAACAGCGTATGGAAAAAGGAATAAAGAAAAAAATTGGGAAAAAGAAATACCGAATAAGGAATTAGTAAAGGAATTGTATGAATTATATGAAAATGAAAAGAATATTAAATTTAAACACATTTTTGCACATACAGATAAAAAAGACATTCATTCTTTAGGAAATGAGGGAGCAGATTTGTTAGCAAATTTATCTATAGGAGAAACGAAATGTCCTTACGTTAAGAAATAATATATTTTTATAGTATTATATTATAAAAATATGAATGAACCCAAAGAGGACATTAATCTAGAAACCTTTTTTTCAGGTGAAATCAAAAACCCTTTTTCTTATGATATTAATTTAAATAAATGTGAAAATAATAATAAATTATTTGAAGAAGTGAAACAATTGTTTGTAAAAGGATTAATGTACAAAACAAAAGCCGAGAACATAAAAACCGAAAATGAACAAAAAACTATTTTAATAAACAAAGTAACAAATAAAGAGATAGATACTGTAAAACAATACATGTTAAGTATAGGAATAGAAGTAGTACATAGAGAGTATAATGCAGAAGATAAAGATTATCATATTCGTGGTTTATTGTATGAATTAGAACGAAAATTTAAAAATATTATCAAAATAGATGTAACTATGAATTGGTTTACTCAATTGATACATAAAGTTCATATAACATTAGATAAAACAATAGTTAAAGAATTCAATAAAATAATAAGAAAACATCCGGAAGCAAATTATTTTTTAAAATTATATACACCTGAAAAAATAGAAGATTTTCATATTTATTATAATAAAGAAAATATACCAGAGATAATGCATGTTATTTATTTTAAAAATGCAAATATAGTGGATTATCAATATAGGCATAAATATGCAACTCCCTTTACAAAACACATAAAATAAAATAATTAAAAAATTGATATGAAAATAATTTTAATATACTTAGTATATAAAATATGGCTCCTCTTATTATATCGATTGAAGGCAATATTGGTTCGGGTAAATCTACTTTATTGAAGAATTTACAAGAAAAATTCCAAGATAGAAATTATGTATTTGTGAAAGAACCTGTAGATTTATGGGAATATGTAACAGATGAAGAAGGAAAAACAATATTAGAAAATTTTTATAAAGAACCAATCAAATATTCATTCGCATTCCAAATGATGGCCTTCACAACTCGTATGTCTGTTTTAAAAAAGGCTGTTAGTGAAAATCCAAATGCAGAAGTAATTATATGTGAACGTTCTATAGAAGCAGATAGACATGTATTCGCACAAATGTTATATGATGATAAGTTGATGAATAAGATGGAATACAAAATATATACAGATTTAGCCAAAGAATATATTGATGATAATCCAATAGACGCAATCGTTTATTTTTATACAACTGGTGATAAATGTATAGAAAGAATAAAAAAACGTTCACGAACGGGGGAAAGTAATATAGAATCAGCATATTTAGCAAAATGTGAAGTATATCATAATAGATGGTTAAGTGGATATTTAAACAATGAAGAAGGTCCAGGTTGGGAAGGAATAGTAACAGGAACCGAAAAACCAACAATTTTAAATATTCTTGGTGATCATGATATTGAATATGATTTAAATGATTCAACAAATCAAGGTAGTAAATGGATAAGTTATATAAACGACCTAATTAATTATTTACAGCATAATGAAGTAGAACAATTTCATATAGAAGATTAATTTAAAAAATTGAATGAATTTATAGAAATAATACAAAGTAAATCAAAATAATTTAAGAGTAATTCAATTCCAAAATGTTGTCGTTTCAAAGTATTAGCAAAGGTTTAATGGAACAAACCATACATAAGCAATGTATAGTTAAGATTTATAGGGGGGAAAGGTTAATAAATACATGTGATGTTAAAACATTAAAGAAAAAACAAAAATACATTGAACAAAAGAAGGAAAATTTTAAAATTCAATAAATTATTAGAAATAGGGTCAAAAATATTATTCTTATAAAAAATTATTAATATTATATATGATGATAATATTAATTCTTTTTTTTCTTATGGTACAATCACTATTTGCTAATGAATATAATGAAATGTTAGCAAAAACAGCTTTAAATATATCTCAATCAACGTATTGTTTAGATACTACATCAACTTGGAATTGTGCAACATGTTCTTCAGAAAACGAATATCAAAAATTAATTAAACATGATAATGAATTAATAATAATAGGATATAATACAATCTATAAAACATTATTTACAAGTTTTCGCGGAAGTGCAAATATTCAAAATTGGATAGATAATATACACGTTTCTCAAATACAACCTTATAATAATACCGATATAAGTGTAGAAAAAGGATTTTATAATTTATTTACCAATTTAAAAACAGATGTAATAAAAGAAATAAACAATGTATCTACAGAATACAAAACGAACAATTTATTGATCACCGGTCATTCATTAGGTGGAGCATTATCTACTTTATTAGCGTTTGAATTGTTATATGTTGAAAATACTAATATGAATATAAAATTAATAACTTTTGGTAGTCCACGAGTAGGTAATAAAAAATTTGTATCATTTTTTAATGATTTTTCAATTTATTCTAATCGTATAACACATTATTATGATATGGTTCCACATATACCACAAGAATTTTTAAAATATGTTCATATATCTCAAGAAATATGGTATAATGAAGAAAACAGTCAATATAAATTATGTAAGGATCAAGATAATATAGAAGATTCTACTTGTTCAGATTCGTGTAGTCCAATGCATTGCACCAGTACGTCAGACCATATGAAATATTTAAACATTTCCATGGGTACTGAAGGAGATTGTTAAATGATAATAAGTAACATATTATCATTTAATTTATAGTATTTGAAGTATTAGATATCTAAAGAAATAATGTTTTTATCGGAACGATTCTTTTTACGTTTGCTGGTTTTAGGTCCAGTAGCGTTTTCCATATCCTTTAATGAGCTAACTGAAACTATGGAATCATTATTGGTATTTACAGGATTAGATGGACGTTCATTTTCATGAATATTAATAGTTTTGGTCTTTAATCCAGCCAAAATATTATCAATATCACTATTTTGAGGACCCTTCATTTCAGGTCTAGACATAGGTCTAGATTCATTTACATTTGACTGACTACTCATATCAACACCTTCTTCTCTAAACATGGCTCCTCTGCTTGCGTTAATATCGGGACGATTAGAAGGAGGTTCAGTAAAATTCATACCTGGACGTTGTGGAGGCGCTTGTCTACTTGCATCTACAGGAGCGGGTGGTGGTGGTCCACGAGGTTTGTTTGCCTGTTCACCCATTAAATTATTAGCCATATTAAAACCAGGTGATTGTTGACTCATAGAATTTACAGTAGCATCCGTAAACATTTTCATCAATTCAGGACTTTGTTTAATAACATCATTAAAAGCAGGTGTAGCAGAAGATAAGGCTTTATTTGAAAAGTTTAATACAGCAGCACTAAATCCAACACGTAATAATAATGAAATTTCAGGAGCTAATTTACCCCCCTTATATTTATCGTGTAATTCAGAGAAAATTTCTTCATAACTATCAATATCTTCATTTACTTGTTCGCCCCAACCATCTAAATTTAAATCAAAAGGATTAAAAGCAGTGTTTGCATATTCCATAGAATTAATAAAAGTCATAAACCACCAACCTTGTAACTTAATAGAATCTTTTTTACGTTTATCTTCCATAACAGTCTCATACTCATCTTCAACTTCGTCAAAAGGTGATTCCATATCAAATTGTGAGTGACCGCTAGTTTGACCTTTTTCATACCAATCATTTAATTTCTTTAACATAGCACGCTTCTTACGACGTTTTTCACGTTCAGATAGTTTTGAAGATTGAGATTTAAATTCATTTACAGGTACTTCATTTAATTTCGAAAATCCATCCCATGTTTGTGTATTTCCAATGCTTTCACGTGTAGCATTTCCTAAATTAGAATCAGTAGGTTCATTCATGGTAATATTTTCAACAGGGTCTTTCAATGTAAATACATCAGAAGAGATACCAGTTGATGAAACATTATCACTTAAATTATTCATATCTTGTTCTAAAGTATCTAAATCATCTAAATTAATTGTAGTGCTTTCATTTGATGAGAATTTTTTATCATTCATTAATAATTCAATACCTGGTCCAAAATTAACAGTAGGTTTACTACTAGGTAAAGATTCGGAATCAAAATTAATATTAACAACTTCTTCCATTATGTTATTTATACAAGATTTATTTTTAAATCATCCGCATAATATATTATATTTTGACGTTTTAGAAACCAAATACCTTGTAAAAATGCGTCAGCTAAATCATCTTTTTTCTTAATATCTAAACTGATTATCCAGTCATTTAATGTAGGATTGTTTTGTAAAATTAATTTACAGTAATAAATACCATCTTTTTTATTTTCTTTATATGAATTTTTCTCGATAAATTCATTTTCACATTTTAAATCATTGAATTGTTTTAATTTATTAGAAGAAGATACAAATTCAATATAAATCTCGTCATTTTTCATAATAAAATATTGCGCTAACATACCTTGTATAGTTTTCATACGATTCGCAATAGGTGATATTTGGTTTTCAATAATTACATAATGGATGGTATCAATAAAAGGTATTAAATTCATTTTTTCTTTTATTTTTTTCCCAATATTAATTAAATCAACATGATTGGCGTTTTTATCCTTTATTTCAACAATGTTCTCAAAACATCTGTTTTTATAAAAGTCTGTAAGTTGTTCAATTAGTTCTGTCTTTTTTAATTTTTTCGAATCTTCATTTGTAAAGAGAAAGTGAGAACGTCCTATTTTTATCAATTCTTCATTCTTACATTTTTTTAGATAGGGAGAAGAATTTTGTTTTGTAGGAAGTATATATTGTGAATTAGCTTTTGCATGCTTTTCACAATAATATTTTTCATTTTTCATAAACTTCGCCTTTTTGTTGCAAATTTTTTCAACACCTTTTTTTGTTTTTGGTGGTATGATTGCATCACATGTATAGGTTTTTTTTTCCACTTCAATAAGATTAATAACATTCCAATCTCTTATTAAAAATTGTTGTTCTTGTATAGAAAAAATACAATAAGCCATATTTTTGATTCCTATATCAAAACTAATATAGTTCATATGAAAATTAAATGTCGTATAAAGTTTATATATTTTGGAGAACAAAATATATAATTCATCTATTTTGTAAATGAAGGAATTCCTTGTATTACGGTTATATTTTCAGGTAATTCTTCTGTACGTATATAATTGGCCACATCCTCAGCTATATATAATGTGTAATCTATATCTTTGTTATTGACTAAACATTTACTTGTCCATTTATCAAGTTTGAGGACTTCATTTAATCCACGAATACGTCCAACAACACCCAAATGTTCATTAGGTCTTTTCCCAGGTCGACCATTAGTATGTTTAATACGCCATTCACAAGACAATGCATTTTTATGATCAACAAAACCAGTAAGTAATGCATATATTTCCCAACACCCACCACGTCCATGTGTATATACAGCTCCTCCAGTAATTTCTTCATTATGTTGACGAAGACGTCTATATGGATTATTAGTAGAACCATTATAAGTCAAGTGTGCATATTTAGTTTGTTTATTACGAAGAATATAACAATACCATTGTTGAGATGGTTTGGTAATAATATTATTGCTACTATCCATATTTATGGTAATATATATACTTTTATGTAGAATATATATATTTATATTAACGGTATAATTAGTGACGTTTTACAACAACTTCTGGGGCCATCTTACGTGAAGCATTTTGTTGTTGAAGAATATAATTTTGTTTTAAATCACTATTAGGTAAAGTGGTAATACTTTTAAAAGGTGTAAATGAATTAGATTGTATAGAAGGTATTTCGTTAGGGCGTTTATTGTATCCGATACTGTTTGCAGTATCAAGATAGTTAAATTCCATAACTTGTGAAGCATTATTCATTAAATAACGACGATATTCCCAATTTGTTTTTATTTTTTCACTATGGAGTAAATTATTATTTTTTTCAGATTCTGGTTGCCACCTAGCGTTATTTATTGGTTTTATTTGATGGTCAACAATTTTTGTATTTGGTTTCATTGTAGTTTTTTCTTTATTTGTTTGGGTATTAAATATACTTAAAAGATTGGTAAACATATATTAATTATATAATATATATTTATATTATCATTCTAAATTATTCATTATTTTCTAATAAAGAAATGATATCATTTTTCTTCATTTTACTGGTATCAGTAGATAAACCTCTAGTAACTACCATTTGTCTTAAAGTTGCTAAATTCATTTTACGATATTTTGAATGAGAATAGGTAATCCTTCCATCTAAACTTTCAGATTCTTCTTCTTCTTCTTCTTCTTCGATATGTTTTACAACCTCATCTAATTTTTCAACAACTAAATCAGTATCATTTAATTCGGTAGGAGGTTGTTCTTTTTCATCAACATCATTATTATCACTATTTACATCATCGCTATTTATTTGAGTATCAATTTCATTATTTAAATCCATAGAAATATGTTTAATTTGTTCATTATTACTAATCTCACCACCATCTTCGTGTTCACTATCATCGGAATCCTCCTTTTCGTGTTCGCTATCATCAGAATCCTCGTCTTCGTGTTCACTATCACCATCATCCTCGTCTTCGCTATCGGTTTCATATTCACTATCACTTTCCTCATCAGATACAGCTATTTTAGTAAAAGATGGAACCTGAGTTATATGTGCAGGAGGAGCCGGAGTATTAACCATATTCATTGCTGTGCGTATGTTCGTCATTTCTTGCGCCATATTATTGATAATATCGAACATAGTATCAGTTTTTTCTTCAGTTGTAGTAATTCTTTGTTTAAAGTGGTATACTAGAAACAAAATCAATACAAATGTAATCGCTAAACTAATCAAAAGAATCATTTCAAAAAAATTAAAAGAAGGCATTAATATATTTCACTATAATATTAAATACATGTGAACGAATATCTAAATAGTTTTTTAATAATATTTATATGAGTAAATTATATTATAATATAATATAAAATGGAAAATAATTTAGATACGAATTCATTTGGTAATAAAAACTTTATTATTTCAACCCTTCTTTTTTTATTAATATTGTCTTCTTTAGGGATAAATATTTTAAATGTATTAGGTGATTTTGTGGAGAGTTTTACAAAAATATTTGGTCCTTTAATAAAACAATTATTATCGGTGTTAGGATATACAGCCGGTACTGTAATTGATGAGACAGCTGAAGTAGCAACTGATGTAGCAACAGCGGGTATTGAAATTGCTGGCGATTCAGTTCAATCAGTAGGTACTTTATTAAAAGATATGAGTGCTGATAATATTAATGTTCAAACCCGTCAAGAATTAGATAAATCATTAAATACAAATAACGTTGATGTATCAAATTTAAATGAAGATGTAAGTGAGAACCCTATTCAAAAACCCATTACTTCTAATAAAACAAAATGGTGTTTGGTTGGTGAATACGAAGGTACAAGAGGGTGTGTTGAAATAGCTGAAGGAGATAAATGTATGTCTAATCAAATTTTTCCTAGTCAAAAGATGTGCTTAAATCCTACCATGACTAACAACATGTAATTACGTTTATTATTATAATATATTTTATATAAAAAGTATATTATGAATTATTATTTTTCAACTTTATATACAGTATATGCTTTAGAATTATCACATAAAAAATGGTTTATTTACGTATCGTCTGAACATGATATTAAAGATGTATATTTGAAAAGTCAATTACAACATGAATATGTAGCAAATCATTTACCTATTATTTCTCATAATTCAACCAAGATTCATGATGTATTAGATATTGATTATTTTGTAAAAAAATATATGCGAATGTATGGAATTAATAACGTTCGTGGGGGGTCTTATAGTAATGAAATATTATCCAGTAATACAAAAGAAGTATTAGAAAAAGAAATAAACAGTTCCTTTAATATTTATATTTCAAATATTGATACTTCTATAGATGATTATAAAAATATATCAATATGGTCAATTGATAAAATGAAAGATACGAAAAAAGAATTATTGAGAAAAAAAGAATTATTTACAATAGAAAA